GCCCGGCCGCCGGGAAGCCCGGCGGTTTGCATGGCGGTGAGCGCGGCCTCGTCCTTTTCGCCAAGGGCGCGCGCCCAGGGCTCCAGCCCGGCGGTGAGCCGTCCGTCGGCCAAGGCGGCCTGAATGAGCCCGTCCACCTGGCTACGCTTGCCCGCGTTGGCCAGCGCCTCCACCTTGGCCGAAAGCGAGGCGTTGGCCTGCTGCAAGCTGACCAGGGCGGCCACCGGGGCGTACTTGGCCGGGTCCGGCGCATCCGCCAGTTTGGCGGCGTGGTCGGTGAGGGCGGCAATCCGCGCGTCCTTGTCCTTGGCCTCGGTCAGCAGGGCCAGCAGGTCCACGCTGGCGGCGGCGGCGTCGCCCCCGGAAAGCTGGGCCTTGAGTTTGTCCAGCTCTGCCATGATCTCGGCGGCACCTGCGGTAACGGGCTGGTTGAGCAGCCAGCGCAGACGCTCCAACAGTTTGTCCATGGAATCCTCCGTAGTAGTGGTTGAAGGGAACAGCGCGGCCAGGGCCACGGCGTCCATGCCGTCCAGCGCCGGGTTGTTGGTGAGCGCGACGCTCAAAATTTGGAGCACCGCGCCGGTGTCTGGGGCGAAGCGGAAGACGGGGGAGATGTAGCGGTATTCGTCGGCGGAAATGTGCCCGGCCGCCTTGGCGGTCCAGCTGACGGCGGCGAAGAGGCCCCGCCCGGGCGTGTAGGTTACGCGCGTCACCCACCCGGAAGCGGGCGCGGGCTTGCCGTTTTGCTTGGCCAGGAGCAGCTGGTGCTCGTAGTCCACGGCAAGCGGGGTGGCGCGCTCGGCTATTTGGGCGGTGAGGGCGGCGGCGATGGAGGCATCCATGCGCCAGGCGGAAAGCGCGCCCTCGGTGATGCTGGCCGGGCGGCCGTCGCGCGCGGCAAAGCTGCCGTCGGGGAAGAGCTGGGCGTTCATGCCTGGCGGCATATCGGAACCGGCCGACGCGCCAACGCCCAAAGCCACGCCCCCCGAAAGGGGCATGGTCAGGGAGGCGACGTTCTGTGTGGGGTCGGGGTGCTTGCGCTTCATGCCACCGGTTTTACGGTGGCAGGCGGGTGCGAGACAGGAGGAAAGGGTTCAGTAGGGCATTCCACCCCACATTTCGAATGATTCCGTGAATCAGGATCAAAACGAATTGGACTTATGTTCTCACAGTAGTAATTGAAGTCATCGGATGGAATGGCGGGATGCCTACCATTACAAAGTTGCCATCCCGGTAATACCCCTGCGGTAAATCAGGAAACAGCATCGGGTCGAGGGGAAAAGATGCGTTTGGGTTATGGAATACTGTCAATCCACTCCCCCATGATTCTTTGGGAGAATCAAAATTCCCGACCTCGTAATGAAAAAGGTCTGGTGTCGTTGCATTTTTGTCATGTTTATAACTAGTCCCCATGCGGGTTACCACATGTGGAAACTTAGGCCATTTCTGTTTTCCCATACGCAGAAATTTGCTTACCGTTGCACTATTGCTAAAAATTACAGCAGAAATGTTTCTTGTCCCTTCAAGGTTAAATAGCCCTGAGGGGATTGGTTTACCTCCAATATCAACCGATGTTTCGTCGCTGTTCTCTATGACTAGCTGATTGTTCTCGTCTCGATGCCATGAAAATGACTTCCCATACAAATAGTCTATCAATGGAGAATCACTCCACAATAGCGATTTTTCATCATGAAAGCATTCCAGTGCAAATATAAGTGGCAACCCTTTCACGTGATCTTTGTCCCAATATTTTTTTTGAACTTTAGACCAGAGCGTTTTGGACATTTGGGCAATGTGAAACTTTCGTTGTTCTTCGAACGAATTGCCAATTTCAATGTTAGCAAGATGCCCAGTCTCGGACTTGTTTGTTGTTACAGCCTCAACAAATATTGTACTATCTGCTTTTGACAAACAGAAATCAGGGGATGCCATTGAACCATCGATTGAAAATCCTTCACTGACAAAGAATGTATTAAGATACAACTCCCACAATCGTGGGCTGAATCCTGTTGTTTGGAACTGTTCTACAAAATTTCCGTCTTTATCATTGAAATGTTTAAAACATTTTTCCATCATTTGTGCCGCGGGGACATATCCCCTTTGGGTGACAACCTTGTAATCTTTAGAATGTTTTGATTCATCGACAATAGGTTTAAACAGCCTTTTCGCATAGTTCGGAATTGCGCATTGTTCTTCTTTAATCTTCCTTGCCTCTCTCCTTTTTCTTTTCAGTTCTTTTGCTCGTGCATTGTTTTTTCCGGCCATAGGGACCTCGTTAGGTTAATGATGCGCCATGGAAGACATGATTTACCTTATGTCAGCGTTAGCACCCCGTTAGAACTTCCGCAATAGCCTAACGCATACCCACGCCTACCCCGCGCACCTACCCCCCCGTTAGCGCCCGCCTCACAGCGTTTTTCACGCTCCCCTCAATTTCCGCTTCCTCCGGCTTGCCGATGCCCAGAAAGGGGCGGGCCGGGATGTTGCCCCAGGGCAGGGGCATGCTGCCGCCCTGTGCCCGGCCGGAGAGCCAGCCGCCCACAGTGGCCCCGCCGCGCGCGGTGTAGTTGCGCGCATTGCTACGGCCACCATGACGCGTCCCGCGCTTGCCCGTGCCGAAGCTGCCCTTCTTGGCCCCAAACTGGTGCGTGGGGGCGCGCACGTCGCTGGTGAGCACAGTGGCGTGGTGCGGGCCGTATTCGCTTTGGATGCTGGCAGCCAGCTGGCCGGATACCTGGAGGATAGAGCCGGTGTGCCCGGCCTTGGCGCGGCGGGCCAGCGTGGCCGGGGAAAGCGGGTGCCACTGCTCGCCCGTTTCCGGGTTCACCTCGTCCTTAAAAGCGCGGTCCACCCCGCCCTTCATAATCTCCGCGATGTCGCGCGTCAGCGGCGTCATGTTGCGGCCAAGCTCCGCCAGGCGCGTGAGGCCCGTTGCAAGGCTGGTTATGTTGACTTCGATTTCAATCATGCGTATTTTTTTCTTGACCCCGTGGGCGTACCCGAAGCTGGTAGTAATCGGGCGGATGGAGCCTCGGCTCCACCCGGTATGCGGTGCAAGTCCGCCCCCACGGGGTTATTCTTTTGACCACAGTATTTTGAGCAGTGAGCCGCCAACGGGCCGCATGCCAACTTCTTCCACCTCCATCACATTCACCACCGCATCGAAGCGCCCCAACTTGGCCAGGCCTTTGGCGTCCTTGGGGCGCATGGGCACGTCCACCACCACCTTGAGCACGCGGCCCGGCGTGTTGCTCGGGCACACGTACACCAGGTTGGCGTTGTCCGCGTCCCACAATACGGCCGTGGCCTCGTCCAGCAGCGCGGGCAGGCGCAGGATGTCCGCGCGCGCCGGGGCGGTGCCCATAAGACGGTGCTTGGCGCTGTCCGCGTGCAGCAGGCGCTTGGCGCTGGCCGTGACCACCTGCACGGGCTCGCCGCCCGCCTCGCGCACGGCCGCCGCCACCTCGCCGCGCATGAAGTGCGCCACCTGGGCTTGGGCCACGCCGCCACGCCGGGTGTCCAGAACGTTTTGGGCGAAGTCCTCCCACGCCGTTTGCCGGGCCGGGTTGCCGTTGAGCGCCTGCACGGCCTGGGCGCGCAGGCTGGTATCCCGCACCAGCGAAAGCCTACGTGCGGCCTCCATGTCCAGCCCGTAGGCCGCCGCACCGGGGTTGTAGCTAAATCCGGGGCCTGTCCAAACTGTGGGCGCGTCCGGCCCCGTGCCGTTGCGATAGCCCGTGACTTGGCGCGTGGTGACAATGCCCGTGCGCCGGTCCACAACGTCCACATTGCGCTGCACCATGCGGCCCTCGCCGCTCTCCGGGGAGATGCCCTCGCGCGCCAGGCCTACGTCGGACAGCGCCTCCACACGGCAGCGGCACTGCCAATCAAGCGGCGGGTAGTGCGAGCCCCAAAACGGATCGTCATAGCGGAACACACGGCCGTCCAGCGCGGCATGCGCCGGGCGGGTGCGCTGGTCCAGCACGGCCCTGTAGCGCCACCAGGGGCGGTTGTCCGCGTTCTCCAGCATTTGCTTGTAGCGCCCGGCCATGTAGGCGGTTTGCATATTCTGGCGGTAAATGAGCTTGAGCCGCGCCGGGCTGCCCATGGCGATGGTCTTTTCCTTGCCGTCCGCGCCCGTCTCGGTTCGTTTGCCCCACCAGCCCTTGGCGCGCAGCACGGGCTCCAGGTCCTTGGCGAACATCTTTTGCGTCTTGCCCTCGGCCAGGACGGTTTTGAGCGCGCCGCGAATGTCCTCCAACACGTCCAGCCGGGCCACATTGGTGACGGTGAAGGCCTTGGCCTGGGCCTCGTGCCATACGTCGTGCCAGTTGAAGGTGAGCTTGGCCCCCTTGGACTCCAGGTAGCTTATGGCGTCTTTGGGCGGCAGGCCCATGGCGAAGGAAAGGGAAACGCCTTCTAAGCCGTCGGTCGATGGTTCAAATCCTTCCTGGCGCACCAATGAAAACAAATGGTTATGGTTATATTCCCTGTTTTTATGTTTGGCTCGTGTGCTAATCTATGCGCCAAACACTTTTTGAAGGCTCAAGAGTTGCCCCTCTTGGGCCTTCTTTTCTGCTCCACGGAACACATCGTCAAGCTCTGCCCTGGCGCCCCGAAGGGAGTGCAGGTATTTTGCTGTTGTTGTGGCGCTTTTGTGTCGCAAAACAGCCTGGATAAGGGCTAGCGGCTTGCCCGCCGCGTCCAGCATGCTTGCGGTCAGGTGACGAATTCCGTGGAACCCGAAGCGCGGAACCCCATGTTTTTTGCAAAGCCTGTCCATGATGTCCAGGTCATGGTGAAGCGGCTGCCCGTTGTCTTGGGTGAAGACAAATACGCTGCGCGCGTTTTTCTTATGCTCAAGCATGGCCTGGGCCAATTCCTCCGTCATGGGTACAAGGTCAAACTCCTCTCCCCCACCTTTGCGCTTGCGCGTCCAAAGACGCACCGTCCGGCGCTCAAAGTCCAGGTCATCCCAGCGCAGCCGGAACGTCTCGCCTGCCCTTGCCGCAGTGTGCAGCATCGTAAGCAGCAGCAAATGCATCTGTCCCGTTTCCTCATCCAGAATCTTGCGCAGGCCAGTTTCCTGGGCGACTATGCGCGGATGACGATTTTCTGGAAACTTCTTCACCCGCGAGAATGGACAAGGCGCCTGCACGCCGAGCTGTTCCACGCTCCATGACCACCACGCGCACAGGTTTTTGCGGTCGCCGTTGGCGGCGTTTCCACCACGCGCCTTGAATTGCGCCGATAGAAACGCCATGGACTGCCCCACTCCGATGTCTTCTATCGGGATGTCCACGGATATAAACCGAAAAAGCAGCCGGAAGACGGACTGCTTTTCGATGTAGGTCTGCCGGGACATGCGGGCCTGCACGTCATCAAGGTATTGTGTCGCCGCCGAAGATGCCGTGAGGATCGGGGACGCTTCGCGCGCCCATGCCTCTGCGCTTTGGGCGGCCTCCCACTGCCTGGCTTCCGTTTTGGTGGCGAATGTCGCCGTCCGCCGATTTCCGGATATCATCTTGACCGCCCGGAAGCGGCCGCTCTTCATTCTGTAAGCCACTTGCTTTCCTCCATATTCCGCTTTCAATGAACGCGCGGGAGAATCGCAAAGCCTTTCCGACCTTTACCCCGCCTAGTGTCTGACTGTGTCGGTACACCGTTGAACGGTTAAGACGCAAGGCCTTGCAAACCTCTGGAACGGTCATGGTCGGGCTTTTAATTTGGTCTTCCATCATCTTTCCCTATCTTCTCTCTTTCATCATTTGTATCAGCGCCAGGGCCTAGGCCCATGCGAAGACGATTTGTGCTCATTTCCATTCCTTCAGTAACCGGAGAATGCAGTACTTGCCGCGCACCAGCCACGGCCCGACGCGGTGCTGCTGGCCAAAGGCTTTGGCCAAGACCATCAGCGGCAAGGCGAGCAGCAGGCAGGCGATGAAAAGCATTATGACCTGGATGTTGCGCAGCATCTCACGCCCCAATCCCGGCTACGCCGGGCAAAAATGGCCAGATGTGGCTGACATCCGCCACGTCGACCACCACTTCGCGCGCGCCGGGCGTGCCGTCCTTGCGGATGATGCGGCCGATGAGCGTCTTGCTGCCGGCCACGTCCACTTGGATCTCCCCGCTCTTGTGCCGGCGCGAAAAGATGCGGTCGCCCGCGGTGATGCTGGTCATATTGGATACTCCGGCTCGGGTATTGGCCCGGCCCACAACGCTTCAATTTTGGAGATAGGCTGCCGCCAATCTCCAGCAACGGCATAGAGAGTACGGGCACCATCAACTTGGCGCACCTGAACAACACTCATGACGTTTTTTTTAACCGGCCCGCACCAATACCAACCGGGCGTGGTCGGTGTTTCCGCTGTCCAGATGAGCGGGATCATGAGTTCAAGCCTTCGGACTCCATCGGCAGTTCCTCTGGAGTGATCGGCTGCAACACCATGTGTACGTGCACATCGACCGTCACTAGAGCCAATGCCATGCCCATCTCCCAAAGCTCATTGAGCGAGGCTTCCTTTCCAAGGCGTTTGCTCATTGCTTGTAGCGCTTGGTCTGGAGTCGGGAATACCTCCGTCTGCGGCTTTCCGCCGGCGACGGTCCAGGTCCAGCAATAGCTATCCATTGTGCACCCCCAGCAGCAGCAGGGCGCGCGTCTCTCGGGCAGCCACGGTCTTTTCGCGCAACAAATCGTCTCTGTCTGCCTGGACGCGAGCAATGGTTTTCTCCGCCGCCTCCCATTTCTCCCGCAGGCAGTCCCGTTCCCCTTCCACCTTGCGCAGCTTTCGCAGTATCTCAGCAAGGTGCAGGCCAACGCGCTGGAGTTTGTGCCCCATGCGGGCGGATTTGGCACGCTCGGAGGAAAGGTCACAACGCACCCCTGCCATGGCCAACATGTGCGCGCCTGCCTGCGTCACGAGTTGCGCATCACGGTTCGTCACCTTGTCTTCCAGCTCCGCCACGCGCCGGGACAGGGCGGTAAACTGACGCAGTAGCCACGCCGTGTCCTCTTCATCCATTTTCCACGACCTGATGATGTTCTCTACCTCTTCCAGAAGCTGCGCGGGGGCGGGCTGCGTTTGGCGCAGTGCAAAGCAGGGTTCCAAGGGACAGCCGCAATCCATTCCGTAAGGTTCAATTTCACCACATCGGGGGCACAGTCCTTCATTCTCCACGGTTGGCCTCCTTACGCGTCCAGTCCTGGCAGTTGTAGCGGCCGCCCTCGCAATCGTGGCCGCCGGCGCAGATGAAGGAGTCATTGTTGCGGCCGCAGTTGCCGCAGGTGCGGTCCTTTGGAGCCGGACGGCCGGTCCAGTACTCAATCGCGCGGATGCACACGGCGGCGACCTGCGCGGCCTCGCGGATGGCTCCATGCTGGCCTTGCACGTCTCCGCGCAGCACGGCCGAGGCGTACTCGCCCACCTCGCTGGTCAGCACGGTCACGGTCTGGTTATCGCTGTGCGCGAACGTCGTGTGCTTTGCGCGGGCGTGGGTCAGCTCCAGCATGATGAGGTCGAGGGCATTCATGCGGGCACCTCCTCCCAGGTCCGGCCGTCGAGGAGGCGGCCAGCCTTGGCCTTGCCGCACTTGGCCATGAACTTTCCGTCAGGGTTCCACTCGTGCCCGATGGGTTCATTTGCAATGAAGTTGCGACGAGCATAGCAGTAGACTTCATGATTTCCCGGTACGTTGCGTTCGCCGTATTCTCCCCACTGCTTGAAGAAGAAGGGCACGCCAGCGTCTTGGCACTGGTCCCGCAGGCTGCGCGGCCAGTCCGGATGCATGGGCCGCGCGCCGGGGCCGGTCTCGCCGCCGCAGATGACCCAATCGAGCTTGTTGTAGTAATGGCCGAACTGGCTATCGTTGATCGTCCCGCGCAGGCCGTTGACTGTGTTATCCCATGGGCCTCCACCTGTAGGTGCGTCCTCACGCCAAGAGGGGTCGCACACATGGCACAGGTCCACCGGACCAAGCATGGGCTCGATGGAGACGAAGCGCTTGGCCGCCGGGGTGGAAAGCAAAATGGGCACGGCGCGGTCGGCGCTGGGCTGATCCCAGATGGTGGCGCCAAGCCAGACGTTGGGGAGGGGAAACTTTGTGTAGGCCCCCATAACCCCAATGCATTCTGCCTTCTGCAGGAGGTCCATTTCTTTCCGGCTACTGCGGTTGTATTTTGAAACAGTGCGTGAGGCACTGCGGAAGGCATCATACAGCGGCCTGCGCGCTGCATCCCACAGGTCCTGAAAGCCAGGTCCTTGCAATGCCTCCAGGCGCTCCTTGAGTAGATGCGGCCGCTTGGTGAGCAGCATGTGCGTGTGCTGCGGCAGGGCGTCGGCAAAGGCCAGCACGTTTGCCAGATGCTGCACGGTCGCCGATTCGTGGGCGATGTCGGTCATGCTGCCGTGGAAAATGCGCAGAGGCTTGCGGACACTATACAGCCGTAGCGCTGCTTTGGGCAAAACGTGATCGATCCAGCGTCCTTCTCCCGTCCAGCGCGGACCTTGCGGAGTCATAACCGCCAAGCCCTTGTACCAGGGCAAGCTGGGATTTCCGCCATGGCGTAAGGCCATGCGCGCCGCGTAGCAGTGGTCACAGGCGGGCGAAATGTGAGAGCAGCCGACCATGGCGTTGACCGTTTCATCAGCCCATTCGATTTTGGTTGTCATGACGCCACCCGCTGCCGGCTTGCGCCCACCGGACGGGCGGTGGCGCGCAAATCCGCGCCGCACAGCTCGTCGCGGATGTCCTCGTGCAGCATGTCGTCGCGTCCCTCGATGATGGCGGTCAAGAAATCGGCCAGATGCCGGGCCGTGGTACCCTCGCACACTTGCGCGCGGACGTAGAGCACGGCGGCGACCTCATGCGTTGCGCAGGCGGCCGGGGTTTCGGTGGTGCGGTCGGTCATGGCTGTCATTGGCGTGCTCCTTCGCGCGTCATGCGGTCTCTCACGCTCACATTGTCCGCATACAGGCTTGATCCGCTGAGGTTGATTTCGTTGGCGTCGCCAATGATATGGTAATTGCGCTGTGTGCGGATGGCCTCCGCTATCTTGTCAATCCCGACCTCAAGGACGTTGAGGGTGAGCAAAAAGGTGAAAACGCATGTTGGGAGCAGCCTGTCCGTGTAGGCGTTGGCCACAATAGCCACCCAAAGCAGCATGGAGTAGCCGAAGGAAAACAAATGCTTGATGGTGGGCCAGTGTTTCTTCATGCCCCTACGCCTCCTCCGTATTTAAAAACGTCTATGCTGCAATGCGCATCGACGGTGAACAATGCCCCGCAGACTTCGCAGCGAGTATCGTTTTGAGACTCGGAATCAAGGACCGTGCAGTCCACACCACTGGCGGTGCAGGCAATCTCAAGATCCTCAACCTCCGTGCGCTTGCCGCAATAGGGGCAAAGCACCTCCAGGCTGCCAAACGTGCCCAAGACTTGTGCCATGCCCCTACGCCTCCTCCTTGAGAGATTTTCCGCAGAACGGGCAAAACGAATGAGCAATGAGGAGCTCTTCTTTCTTTTTTTGTCCCACCAATACGATCTTGGCCTCACTGTAGGTAAACGTTTTCCCTGTCTTGAAATCTGTTTCGACATCAACCCGCACGCTCTCAATGGGCTTTTTGAACTTTCCGTCATACTTGGTGCGGATTCTTTCTTGAAGGTCACGAATGCATGTGCACATGCCCCTACGCCTCCTTTCCCGCCCGCGCGGGCGCGGCGATGGTGGCCACGAGCAGACCGCCCGGGCCGATGGTGAGCGGATAGTGGATGCCGCGCAGCGGCTTGATGCCCCACGCGCGCAGAATTTGGGCGGCGGCGATGCTGCGCATGTCGCCGCATTTGCTGCGCGGCGAGAGCTTACGCGCCCCGGGGCCGCTGTAGCCGGGCTGTATGGCCAGTTGACCGCGCGCGGCGGAGTAGCGCAGTCCAACCGTGCGCACGCCGTCCAGGCCGTAAGCCCGCACTGCGCCGGAGCTGATGGTGAGCCGCTGGCCGGCCTCGATGCTGATGCTCGGCGGAGTGAGCGGGCGGGCCGGCGCGCGGCCGTCGAAGAGGGCGAAGTCCGAGGGGATGGCGGACAGGAGCTCGTCTTGCAGCGCTTGGACATCTCGGCGCATCGCGTCCACCTCCTCACGTGTGGGGAGCGCCTCGGCCGGGTCCGCGCCCATGAGGGTGGGAGGCTCGGACAGGAGGTCAGCCCCGGAAAGATCGGCCACATACTGCACGGCGGTGGGTGCCACTCCCGCCCCCACCTGCGGAGGGATCGGCGACTCCTCGGCGTCGAGGAACTCCTCCTCGGCCTCTGTTCCGTGGCTGGACGACTCCTCCGGGTTGCCGTCCGGTCCGGCCGGAGGGGGCGCATACGGCGGCACTTCAACATTGCCGCCGGTGGCGTACTGGCCCAGCAGGCCAAGACGCGGTGACTCGGCAAGCGCGCGCTTGTCGCGCCATGGCTGAAGCAGCTGCTCCGTGGTGTAGCCGGTGAGCTCCAGCAACTTGCGGTAGTATTTCCCGGTGGGGGCCTGGCCTGTTTCGAGCTTGCGGAAGATCAACGACACGTTGGACCGGCTGCAGCCGATCTTGTCCGCAAGATCCTCCTGGGTGCAGTCCATGTTCTTGCGCAGCATGTCCCAAGCGGTTGCGGGCTTGGGCGCCGGGTTGGCGCGCTCTTCCGCCGTGGTTTCGCGCCAGGCGTTTGCCTGCCCTTCCACGCGGGCAATCTCGCCGCGCTTGGACATTTGCGCGCAGGGGCCGCACAGGCCCGCTTGCGGCAGGGTCATGTTGGTGCGGCCGCAAAAGGCGCAGGTGCCCCGGCGGTCGCACTCCTGCACCGGCTCCACGGCTTTCTTGTCGCGCTGGGCCAGCCAGTCCGGGCAGTCCTCGCCGCAGCCGGGCTTGCGGTCGGCCTTGGGCTTGGCGCGATTGATGGCGCAGGTTTGGGGCGTTATGCGCGCCATATAGGGCGTGCATATGAAACATTTTGCGGCCATGTATGCCTCGAAGGGCGTTTGCGCGCCGGGGGCCGGTCCCTGCGCCGTGGTCTGTGCTGCTGTCTGCATGGTGTTACTTTCCTGCCAGCGCCAGTGCGTCCACACGGGCGGTATAAATGTAAATGTCGGTGGCGACGTAGGCCACCAGGAGCGCAACAAGCGCGATGCCGACAAAGATGCCGATGGTGTTGCGCACGCGGGCGTTTTGGCTCTTGCGCGGGTAGGCGGCTGCTGCTTCCATGGTGGGACTCCTTTTTGTGTTTTGGAGTGGGGAGGCCGAGGGGTGAAGCCCTCCCCACTCCTGCGGCGGAACGAACCTTGCTGGCCAGGATGGAAATTGCGGGCGTCTTTTCGAGGTTCGCTTCGCGGTCGCCGCCGCCCAACCGGGGAGATCGAGGCCCGCTTTGGGAAATTTAGTGCCAAAGCTTCGTGGGTTCGCCCTCGTCCGGCTCGCCGCTGGCAATGGCCAGGCATTTATCGCGCATGGCCAGGGCCTCGTACTGGCGGCGCGCCGGCCAGTCGTGTTCCGTGGCCGGGGTAAAGCCCGGCGGGTACATGGAAGTGATCTCGCGGCCGGGAGCGCGGCGGAACGTGGTGGCGCGCCGGGCCGTGCGGTTGGCGGTGAAAATGCTACGGTAGTAGCTGGTGTACATGTCCATGGCCTTTCCCCTCGTCTTTGCGCCCCGCATGGGGCAAAACTGTTGTAAGGTTGCTGTGCTGTTTTGCCGTGTGCCGCTTGCATCGCAGTCATTGATTCGGGCGCGGGCCGGGTCGTAACTCCGGCTTGTTAAGCCCATCATCGTGCTAGCCTCACACGCCGCCGCGCCCTAGCCTTGCAGAAGGTGGAGACTTCGGCACGCGTCAAAGCGGCTGCTTCTGCGTGTGCCCTCCTGCGAGGCTCAATGACTGCAATCCGATTCGGTTCACAAAGATCGTTTGTTCACTCGCCTTGCCCTTTCCCCCTCGGTCTTGCTGCCAACTCAGCCATCCTCGCTCGCGGTTGGATGAAACCTTTCGGGTCGCTCGCTGCCGGGTTCCGTGCTTGGCGTGAATCCTTTGTATCAAAATCAAAACAAAATGCAAGGGGAAAGTTTTGAAAAAGAAACAAACAAGGCAAAATAATTTCCGCCCGTTTTGGTATCCTGACCACTAGCGCGGGAATGTGCGTAAAAATGCGTATTTGACTCGTATGGCGAGACGGAGTGAATGCCCGCAGGAAAGCGGGACCATTTTGATGATGCCAACAATATGGTGCTGAGAGGCGGCGCGCACGGAGCGCAGATATTAGGGATTGTCTAATAGGTGGGGCGGCAGTTGTTAAGCAATGCTTTACAACTGGGGCGAACCGTCAAGGATTGCTTGACTATTGAAAATGATACGCAGAAAAATTATCAAAACCGCTTAAAAGCTTTTCCTGTCCCAAGGTCCACGGAATAATGTGTTGTTCCAGAACCATTCCTCATTTCAATACAATCAACAAAATATGTATCTCCAGAAACATGCCTGACAGACGTAACTTGAGCGCAAAGACAACCATTGAGATTTATCAGCGCTGCCATAGCTTGATTTGATTCTGGGTCGACTTTATTTGCTAAATTTTCATTTGATGATGCTGATTTGCTGTTTTCGCTTTTTCCGCACAATGAAATAGAAACAATAAAAAATAGAACAACTACAATTGATATTACTATCATCCTGCCATTGCTTTCCTCAGTTGCAGGAGAATTTTGAATTACAACGTTTGGGGCTCCACAATGTGGGCATACAACAGCCTTATCGGACATTTCTTTCTTACATTCAGGACATTCGATCAGTGCCATATTAACCTCACTTCCTTGTCATGTCGCTCCAGGCCCAAACCACCCGGCCTCCAATGGCCGCATGCAGATCACCGCCATAGTCGCGTTTCAGCTGGAACACACGCGGCGGATTGCCTTGAGTATTGTCACTATAGAACACCAATTCCGTGTCGCCGTCAATGCGCGAGCTGCTCACGCGCTTTATGGCGCAGCCGCCGTCCGGGTCGCACACCAGCATAATCTTGCCGTCCACGTCCGGTATTCTGTCTGCCCTGTTCACCAGCACAATATCGCCAGGGTACAGGTTCGGCTCCATGGATGTTTGCCCTTTGCCAATCTCCACGGCCACAAGGTCAGTCAAATACCGTATGGACCCATGGTGGCGCCACACGACAACCCAGCCTCGGATTTCATCTTGCGGTATAAGTCCAGGTCCGGCGGCAATGGCCTCCGCAGCAAGCGGCACGGCAAGGTAGTCTTCTGATTCCGGAGGCGGCGCGCCGTTCTCAACGCCGACTATTTTCGGCTTGATGAATTCGATATCGCGGGTTTGCGGGGATAATTCCGGAAAGCGAATTTCCGCACCCATTGCTTCCAGCCATGAAAGCAAAACCTCTGACTTGGGCAGTTTTCCAGGAATACCGCTGATTCCAACAGTCTTGTATAAAAGAGTTCGAGAGCCCTCGATCCTGCCAAGAGCTTTATCAACGCCGCCACAATCTTCTATAAACTTCTGTGCGCGTTTCAAAATTTCATCATACAGCTTTCCCATAATCCGCCCTTTATCATCACCACACATGCGGTCAATCTTGAAATCAAAACATCATGGTTGACTTTTGTTTTGTTTCCGATACATTCATTGCCATGAACGCACTCGAACGCTTTCGCACCGACCACGGGCTGACCTTTGAGGCCCTGGGCAAAAAGGCAGGGGTGAAGCAGCGCGGCACCGTTTTTCGGCACTGCCAGGCCGGGAAGATTCCGGGTGACGCCGCGCTGCTGTACCACGCAAAGCTTGGAATACCCCTGGAGGACTTGCGCCCCGACCTGTGGACGCCGGCCACCGGGGGAACCACCATAAACCAGCCGCAGGACGCGGCGTAAGGAGCCTGATGTGGAACCGACCTTGCCTGACATGAACACGAAGCTTGGCGATGCGTTCCGCGACTGCGCCGTGCTGCTCCAGTCTTTGGGCGCAAGCAAAGAGACCATCGTCGAAACGATGACCAAGCTGATGCTTGATGCCGCGCTGTCTGGCGCTATGAATCCTGAGCCGGTTTTTCGCCGGGTGTAAGCGCAGCCAGCATTTCCTGGAACAGTGCTGGTATTGCCTTTGGGTCAGCGTTGCCGGATTCGGCATAACCAAGCGCGATATCAAGCGCCGCCTGAACAGCGGAAGCACCTTTCTGCTTAAAGTGTTTGATGATGAGTTTTTGTGCAGTGGAATCGCACATGATGATTTCCTCTCACAGTTACAGGTTGATGGAGCATTCAACATAAACCAGCCGCAGGACGCGGCGTAACCCGGCCTAAAGGCGAAGGAAACAACATGCCTCTTACCATTATGCCCGTGAGCGAATACCGCGATGCCATGCAGAACCCGGAAGTTCAGGAGTTGACCCTGAAGATGCTGGATCTTGTCGAAGGCAAAAAGCTCTGCGTGATCGAGGCTGCTTCTTTCCATCTGGAAGAAGCCATCAAGAAGCAGCGCCACGACGTGCAAAACAACATCATCATGGACGGCGCGGCGCTGCGGGCGGAAGTCGACCGCCTTAAGGAGTTTTGGACCTAGACCTTGTTGGAAAGCCTTTCCCCAAGGTCTTGAATAGCCTGAAACCCCTCGTCCGCCATACGGGCAGCCACGGTGACGGCGCACCCGGAGCTTATGAGAAAGGCGCAGTCCCGCTTGTCGCAATCGCCAGACTTCGGAAGCCGATATTGAGTAAGCGGGCATATTTTCTCGGACATGGTTTTTCCCTCTCTGGTTGAAGGTTTTCGGATTGGCGTTCGTCAACTCGATACCAGACGAGGGGGACAAAAGGGAAGGGGAGAGCATGCCGACCGAAAGCCAATGGACACGCTTCGTGGCCATAGCCGCCCTGCGCTGCACCTGGCGGCGCGCTGCGGCGCGCTGCGGTGCGCAAGGTGCGCATGTCACTTTCCCCCGGCCTTGCGGCCGCCCGCGCCGTGCTGCTGGGCGTGCTGCGCGCAGGTCTTGTCCGCAACTTCTGCGCCAGCTGGCGCCGCGCCTTGGCCGAGGAGTTCTTGCGCTTCAACATCGTGCGGCCATTGCTTTTCCAGCTGCCGCAACGCCCCGGCCAGAACAAGCTGAGTGGCCTGCACGGACTCCAGGCTCACCGGCAGCACGATGCGCTGCCAGCGCACAAGGTTTCCCTGCTGGGTGTGGATGACGGCCAGGGTGCGCCCCTGGCGGGCCCGGAACAGACGGATGGTGAAAGTGTGTTTGCTCATGGGCAAACAATAGCAGCCCCCCGGACCAAGGCAATGTAGGAAAATGAGGGAAATCCATACTATGGAAAGCGTTCTGGACTATCGTAACATGACCGCCCTGGAGGCGCTGGGCCTGGCGCTGGACGAGGCCAAGCAAAGCCGCCGCGAAAGCACGGGCGAGCGGCTTACGCTGGCCATTCTGGCAAACCGAACCGGCCTGGGGGCGGAGGCGCTGCAACGCTATTTCAACGTCCACGACGACTACACGCCGGGATTCCAGCACATTGTGGTGCTGTGCCGGGCGCTGGACAACACCATTCTGCTGGACTGGCTGACGGAACAGCTGCGCGACATGCTGCCCAGACAGGCCATGGACGACTGCGCGCAGGTGGCGCGGGCCAGCATACGCGTGAGCAAGCAGGCCGGCCGTTTCGCCGCGCTGGTGGAGGATGTCATCGCCGACGAGATTGTGGAGCCGCATGAGGCTTCCGAGCTATCCGGCGCGTTGCTGGAGATTGAAAACATGTGCCGCAGCAACCGCGAGCGGCTGCAGCCGGTAATTGAGCGAGACAAGCTGCGCGTGAGGAGGCGGTGATGGAGAAATGGTACATGGCCGCGCTGGGCTTGAGTCTGGCAGGGAATTTGTGGGGATTTTGGTTCATTAATAGAATGTCCAAGACGAAAGATAGAAACGCCATGCGCTTTGAAATGAATTCTGTGCACTACAATAAAACAAAGAGCCGTGTACAAAGAGAGCATGAAATACAAATACTTATTGAACGTGATAAAGACTTGAAATTTTTGGAAGAGATAAATGAACCAAGGACAATGCGGACATTGAGGGAATCACTGCCTGTAGTTTTAGCGACTACTGAGCTTTACGCCTTTTGGATGCGCGGTTTTTTGGCGAAAGGCGGCAAGCCAACGCATCACTACGACTATGATATGCCAGATAATTTTGTTTTGGCGAAAAGGAGCTTTGAATGTCCGGAATTTTATGGAGCTGATTCTATCAAGATTATCGTTCCCAAAGGACTGTTTGTGCAACCAAAGGGGAGTTGCTCTGCATTTTATCTTGATGGGTTAATGGCATCATCCACATCTTATGTGCCTATGTATAATGATATAGCGATGATGGTATAAACGCTATGCGCGTGTGCCAGGTGGCCATGGTTTGGAAGCGGCGCGCCACTGACATTGCAAGCTCGTGAACAAAAAAGGAAAGCCCCCCTAGAGGCTGGACGGCCGGGGGGCTTTCGCAAGGGAAAGTAATGCAGACAGCACTTCTTATATCCGCCCTCGGCATGCCTGTCAACACACGGAAGGCCGCACTGTGATCCAGGACATCCGCATAGACGTGCGCTGGCGCAACCACCCCAAGCGCGCCAAGCTGGCCCTGCTGCTGGGACACGATGGCACCGGCTACGTGCTCGATCTATGGATAAGCGCGGCGCAGAGCAAGCCGGACGGCGTGCTGCGCGGCCTGGATGCCCTTGACATCGCCATCATGGCCGGCTGGACTGGCAGGCCGGACGACTTCATTGCCGCCCTTTCGGGCACGCGCCTGCTTGATAAGCACCCAGAGGGCTGCTGGGCCCTGCACGATTGGGCCGAGCATCAGCCTTGGGTCATTGGCGCGCCGGAGCGCGTTGCCAAGGCCCGCAAGGCCGTTTCCACTCGTTGGAACAAGGCCCGCGAGGACCATGAAAAGCAGGCCGAAGGGCCGGGCCGGGCCATGCCTGCCGTGCTGAAAATGCCGGAGGTGGGATCGAAAAACGAGAAAATCATACTCGGAGAATACTCGGAGAATACTCGGAGTATACCCGTAGAATTACTAAAATCACAATCGAGTAATACCCCTCTCCTTCTCCCTTCTTCGTCTTCGACTCTTCAGAAAGGCATAAAGACACCCCCAGTATCCTCTAGCGAGGATACTGCCCCCAAGGGGGCTCCGTCCAAGAAGGCTGGATTCGTGCGGCCGAGCATCGAGGACGTGACGGCCTACTGCCTGGAGCGGGGCAAAGGCCTGGATCCGCAAGCCTGGTTCGACCACTACACGGCAAACGGCTGGAAGGTGGGCCCGAACGCCATGCAGGATTGGCGCGCAGCTGTGCGCCAGTGGGAGCGCAACCCGATTCGGGGCCGCCAACAGGCCGCACGGCAGCCTTCCGTTGCGGAAAAGCTGCTGGCCGAAGCCAAGGGAGGATATGCGTCATGATGCTGCCGACGTTCAAGCGCTGGGTGGCCGAGCTGGCCTTGTTCTACAGCAACCCCACGTGGCCGACAGAGGAAAACGTCAAGGCCGCGTTTGCCGACGCAAGGCACATCGAGGAAGCCGCCCTTGATGCCATCGGCGGGTTCATCCGCACGGAATACGAGTATTGGCCCAAGAGCCTGAGCCGGGCCATGCGCCGCGGCTACGCGAAATGGCAGGCCGACCAAGCCGAGGCGCGCAAGACGGAAGAACGCAGGAACGAGGCCACGACATGGCGACCGCCGACCCAGGAAGAGTCCGCCAGGAACGAAAGCCGCTGCCGGGACATACTCCACGCGCTGCGCACGGGGAAACGCCCTGCCTGGGCCAATCAGCGGCAGTATGACGGCTCTGCTGATACTTCCTTTCGCCGGGCATGATCGAAAAGAGGTTCCAAAAGCTACAAACGTTCCATTGTCGCAAAGCATTATCACAAAATGGCACAAAAGCTGGTTTGTTCCCAGGTGCCGAAACGAGGTGTTTGAATGCAGGGTTGCAGACCGCTTGAACAGCGCGAAATTGAACAGGCGCTCACCGCGTTGAACGGGTCCAGAACACGCCGGCGCGACCGCTGCCTGCTGCTCATGGGCATCTACTCCGGGTTCCGCATCAGCGAGCTCTTGAGCATGCGCGTGTGGGACGTGGTGCAGTACGGCAAGGTGCTCACCCGCGTGCGCGTTGCCCGCAAGCATATGAAAGGCAGCCGCAAGAGCCGCGAAGTGGCCTTGAACGTGAAGGCGCGCAAGGCCCTGGCCGAATGGCTGCCCACGCTGTTCCGCTGGCGCGGGAATTTGCCGGACACGTTTGTTTTTCAAAGCATGAAGGGCGGCGCAATCACCCGGCAGCACGCGGCGCGCATCATGCGCGGCCTGGCCGCGCGGTTCTCCTGGCCGCCGCAGATTGGCACGCACAGCCTGCGCAAGACGTTTGCCAAAGGCGTTTACGAGCAGGCGTGCAAACATTGGCGGCCTGGGCGCGAGCTGCCCATCCGCGTGGCCCAGAAGTCCTTGGGGCATCGTTCGTCCGAGGTGACCGAGCGGTACATCGGGCTGGATGAGGCGGCAGTGGATAGCGTTGTGCTGGCTCTTGATTTCGGAGGTGGAGCATGAAGTGGAGCAGCAAAAAACCAGACAATGAGGGCTGGTGGTGGTTTCGCTGGAATGGCTGCAAGCGCGGTGAGCCTGTCTATGTCCGCAGGCGTGGGCGCTGTTTGCTGGCACGTGGATCTTACATCGGGGTGACAACTGGCGTGAGCACTCTCAAAGGCCGGGGACAGTGGGCCGGGCCGATTGCCGAGCCGGAGGAAGCATGACCTTGAGCACGATGCCGGCGCGCGAGTTCTACACGCTGCCCGAGGTGGCGGACGCCTTGCGCATGACGGTCGACAATTTGCGGAAGCTGGTGCGCAACAAGCGCATAGCCGTGCACCAGGATAGGCCAGGCGCGAAGGTGCTCATACACCGCAGCGACCTGGAGGGCTACGTGAACCGGATGCGCGTGGAAGTGGAACCGGAAAAGGAAAGGGGGAAGGGATGAGTATGGACACGGCGACGTTGAATCGTGAACTGGCGAACATTCTTGGTATTACGCAGTTTTCATGCACCGACAAGTTCAATGATTGGACCGAGTTTGAATATCATGGGAAGCGGTATCGTGGGATTTTCAATCCCGCTGAGAACTCGAACCACCTGCGCGAATACGTGCTGCCGGAGATCGAGAGGCGCTTTGGCAGCGACGGAATCAGCGCTTTCTATGAGGCTGTGCGTCAAATTCAAGATTCCATTTGGGAATCATCCACCGACGATACATACGGTGCTGCGTGGGACTTTCTCACCGCTCCATCCGCAGTCCTCGCCGCCGCCGCGCTCAAGGTTCTGCAGGAGGCGCGCAACTAGTTTGCGCGTGGGATATGGCAGAACAGCGCGAAAGAATGGGGGCCGTTTTGCTCAAGCTGGGCGGCAAAGGCCCGGCCGAGTGGAGCGTGGAAGTGTTCGACGCACGGGATTGGCCGGACGAACCGGAGGCCGACGCTGGCCTGTACCGCCTGCGCGTGGCTGGTAAGTGGGTCATGGACAATGGCCGCAAGTTCACCTTCTTCACCGTCATGGGCGTGGCCTTGCTGATTGCCCGGGCGCTGCTCAAGATTGGCCTGCCGGGCGACCTGGACGCGGGCAAGCCCGACCTGTGCAAGGGACAGCTCATACGCTGGCGCCCGGCAGATGAGACGCTGGCCTCATGGGGCCAGTGCGTCATGACGCGGGCGGGAAGTGATCCTATCCACTGCATCGACGGTCAGTGGCGCATCATGGTGCAACGCAACATGGTATGCTGCGACGAGGTGCAGGGCCTGGACCGCTTCGGGCGGGAGATCAAGCCCATGGCCGCAAAGGACGTGGTATGAGCGGCGGGCTGGCCATAGATTGCCCCCTGTGCGGCGGCAAGACACGTTCATGCAACCGCAAGAAGTGGACGCCTGAACCCGGCTGGGACAAGCGCACAGTGCAATACCGGCGCTGTGACAACCCCGAGTGCCTGTACTGCGCCAAGAGCATCAAGGTCATGATCGACACAAGAAACCGCGATGGAGCGTTCGAGATTCGCATTCAATGGGGCGCGCCGTAGACGGTTGCGCCCCACCCCGCCTGTTGTTTCACGGAACACGACGCGCAATACGTGAAACGTAAAATCTTTCACGCTAGACATGAGGGGCGTGTGAAACTTTGGGGCTTTTTGCCTTAGACCGGGTGGGCTCTCACACACGCGCTATGTCAAAACTAAGAAAAAAAGTTAAGGTAAGCAAAGTACCGCAACGGGTACTTGGTTTATCGACTCTGCACTGATTCACACAGTAGCCTCTATCAAACATGGGGGCGAATGTGAGTCTTAAAAGTAGCATTGCAATTCGGTACGGCAAACTTGCCACTCTTCTTGAACAAGAAGAAGACCGCACCAATACGCTTTATCTCGACACCGCCACACCGCCTCAGGTCACTGGCGGAGTCGGCCACAACTTCACTGCGAATCCTGTTCCTGGCATCCCCGCAGTCGTCGGCCATACGCTGACTGACGATCAGGTGGATCGCCTCTTCGAGCACGACCTCACCACGGCCGTTGTCGCCGTGCGCGGTCACCTCCCCTGGTCCGACATGCTCACCCCCGCCCGATTCGATGCCCTTGTCTTGCTGGCTTTTCAGCTGGGCATCAGCGGTCTGCTGAAATTCCAGAAGATGCTTGCCGCCATGCAGCGCGGCGATTGGGCCAGCGCTGAGCGCGAACTCTGGAACAGCCTCATGGCGAAGCAGATCGGCGACGGCAAAGGCAAGAACGAGGACCGCATGGACCGGCTGGCGGCCATGATCCTCCACGACGAATACCCGAAGATCGCGGAAGCGAAGGCGTAAAACATGGATACCAAGCTTCTCCTCAAGTCCAAGACCATCCTTGGCATCCTCATCACCATTTTGGGCGGCGCGCTGGGTCAGACCGACCTCACCGCTCTCTTGCAGCTTCTGCACACTGGATCCATGGCGCAGACCATCGCCTCCGGCTTGCTCATGGCCGTTGGCGGCGGGCTCACCATGTACGGCCGCGCCACTGTTCCCGGCGCTGCCCTGCGCATCGGCTCCCTCATCCTGCGCCGCATTCTTGAACCCGACGTCATCAAAGAAATTTCGGAGGTCTCAATGCCTCTGACAGACGAAAAAATTAATCCGAAGCCTGGGGACCCGTTCACCGTCACGTCTTATCCCAGCCCTTTGCATGCCGTGGCTGCTGCGATGGAGGCCGGACAAATTCCGAAGGATCAGAATTTTCTCGACCTCTATTTTCCTTCCGCCCCCCTCGCTTCAGCCCCGGCGCAGCAGCCCGACCCTTCCACTCCATCAGGAGGAATCACCTCCGGAGTCATCGGTTAACCCCAACAGCAAGGAGCAAGCAATGCGTCGTTTTCTCTCCGTTATTCTCGCCCTGGCCGCGCTCATGGCCCTCTTGGTCCTCACCGGCTGCGGCAAGGTCAACACCAGCCCGGCCGCGCCCTATTCGCCGCCCGCCGTGTGCGCCGGCAGTTACGACAACGCCACCGGGGCCTATCTCGGCGCCGATTCCGAGATCCTGAAAGTCCTGCCCAACCCCACGGGAACGGGCGTTGTGCTGCAGCTCGCCAACTACGCGGCCATCAAGTCCGGCGCATACAAGGCGTCCGATGCCTTGGCCGTCCTGAACGACATCGAGGCCGCGCTTGACGCCGCCACCTCCTACGGCGCGCTGGCAACCTACGTTGCGGGCAAGCTGGACGGGGCCAACGCCGCGGCTGGCGCGCAACTCTTTGTCACCACGGGCCTGCTCGGCAGCTTCACCCAGGCCGCGCCCATCAGCGCGTGCGATGCGGCGATAATCAAGCGGCACCTGGAAAACCAGCGCGCCATCATCAACGCCCTGGCGAGTAAGTAGGGCGCGCCATGTTCCTCCCCGGCGACCTCATCTTCACCCACGGCGCGGGCCTCATCCAGCGGGGCATCCGCTGGGCCGAGCGCAAGCCCGGCGAGCCGGAGTCCTACGCCAACCATGTGGCGGGCTTCACCGGTCCGGATCAGGTGACCGAGGCGCTTTGGAGCGTGCAGACTCGCCCGTTTGCCCAATTCAACGACGGCACTCTTTTCCAGGTCTGGCGCTGCATGCCCCTCACGGCCGCGCAGCGCCAGGCCGTGGCCGCGCAGGCCTTGGCCTACGTCGGGCGGGATTACGGCCTGCTCAAGATCGGCGCACACCTGGGCGATGCCCTGCTGTCCCGGCTCATGGGGCGCAACGTGTACGCCGTACGCAGGCTGGCCAGCCTCGACAGCTACCCCATCTGCTCATGGGTGTGGTCGCACGCCTATGAAGCGCTTGGCGCTCCGAATTTCTTCGGCCTCGACCCGAACGCCGCCGACCCCGACGACATGCACGACTGTGTCAGCGCTTCGCCCTCCTGGGCCATGGTCTTTGAGCTCAAGGGGGCCGCATGAGTGATGACGAAATCACTGAACTCAAGGTCGCCTTGGCGCGCATCGAAACAATGCTTGCCGGCCATTTTTCGCGTGACGACGAACGCGCCAAACGCTGGGAAGGACACGAAGAACGCATCAGCGAACTTGAGGCAGCGGAAAACCAGCGCAAAGGCGGAAAAGCCATGCTGGCGGCGCTCATGGGAGCTGCTGCTTTGTGCGGTGGTCTTGTCGCCAAGCTCATAACCTGGGGAGTGAGATAGCCATGCCGCAAGCCTCAAAACGCCCTTGCCGCAAGCCCGGCTGCGGAAAGCTGCACCGCAACGCCAGCGGCTATTGCGACGAGCACCAGGAACAGGCCCAGTCCGAATACGACCGTTCGCGCGGCAGCGCCGCAAGCCGCGGCTACGATGCCGCCTGGCGCATCCTGCGCGGCATCAAAATGCGCGCAAACCCCATGTGCGAATGCACCGGCTGCAAGCATGTCGCCGCGCTGGTGCATCACAAGGACAAAAACCCGCGCAACAACAGCCAAGACAACCTCATGAGCATGTGCAAGCCCTGCCACGAGCGCATCCACGCCCAAGACCGTTTCCGCCCGCGCGGGCCGCAGGTCTAGCCATGGCCACGGGACGCAAGCAAACCCCTCTTGAGCTCAAGCTGCTCAAGGGAACAGCCAGGGCCGACCGGATCAATCCGGACGCGCCCAAGGCCGCTTGCGACCCCATGACCGCGCCGGGCTGGCTGCCGGAGGAAGCGCTTCCGCACTTCGAAACCCTGCGCGGCCGCCTCAAAAGCATCGGCTTGGACTCCTCGTCCTTCACGGAAACCCTGGCCATGGCCGCTTTCCGCCTGCACCAGATCGACAAATTTTCAGCCAGCGTCCAGGCCACGGGCGAAAGCTACGAGACCAAGACGGCCAAAGACGGCCGCATGGTCCGCGCCTATCCGGAAGTGGCCATGCTGTCCGAGGCCATGCGCCATCTGCACAGCCTGCTGTCGGAAATGGGCCTCACCCCGGCCGCCATCAACAAGGCTGGCGGCAAGAAGACCGAGGACAAGAAAACCAGCCCCTATGGCCAGTTCGGCAAGGGGGGCAAGAGTGGCTAAGGGCGTGGCCAGATATCCCTTCGCCGAGCGGGCGACCAAATACGCCCGGGCTGTTGTCGCTGGCCGCGTCAACGTGTGCCAGCAGGTGCGGCAGGCCTGCGCCCGGCACCTGGCCGACCTGGAGCGCGCCAAAGATCCCGCCTATCCCTTCCGCTGGGACAAGGCCAAAGGCAACGCCATTTGCGCCTTTGGCGAACTCATGGTGCACGTAAAGGGCAAGTGGGCCGGCAAGCGCATCAAGCTTGAGGACTGGCAATGCTTTTTCCTGGCCTTGCCCTTTGGCTGGGTGCGCAAGTCGGACGATCTGCGCCGCTTCCGCGAAGTCTACGCCGAAATTCCGCGCAAGAACGCCAAGTCCACCATGGCATCCATCATCGCCTTGTACATGACTTTTGCCGACGGCGAGGGCGGCGCGGAAGGCTATTCCGGCGCCACCACGCTCAAGCAGGCCATGTACGTGTTCAAAACCGCGTGGCTCATGGTTTCGCTCAACCCGGAATTCCAGGCCGACATGGGCCTTGAGCTCATGGGCACCAGCGAAAATCCCGGCACAATCTACCGCATGAGCGACAATGCCCGCTTTGCTCCCGTTGTCGGGCAGCCGGGCGACGGCGCTTCCCCCTCCCTGGCCATCGTCGACGAATACCACGAGCACCCCACGCCCGTGCTCTACGACACCATGAAGACCGGCATGGGCGCGCGCACCCAACCGCTGCTGCTCATCATCACCACGGCGGGCACGGATATATCGGCCCCCTGCTTCGACCTGCACACCAAAGCCGTCAACATGCTCAAGGGCACCATCCAGGACGATACCTTCTTCGCCATCATCTACAGCCTGGATGAAGGCGACGACTGGAAGCTGTTCAAGAACTGGAAAAAGGCCAACCCGAATTTCGGCGTCAGCGTTTTTGAAGACTACCTCCGCGCCCAGCACAACGACGCCCTGAATCTGGCCAGCAAGCAGAACATCAATCAGACCAAGCACCTCAACCGCTGGATGAACGCGGGCAACGCCTGGATGAACATGGCGCGCTGGTCCAAATGCGCCCGGCCGGACCTGAAGCCGCGGGACCTTGCCGGCCGCCGTTGCTGGCTCGGCATGGACCTGGCCAGCAAAGTCGACATGGCCGCTCTCGTGGCCGTGGTCGAAATGGACGACAACGAATCCCTGCCCGTGGCTGAACGCAAGTGGGCCGTGTTCACTAAGACTTATTTGCCGGAAGAAACCGTCAACGAGAGCAAGAACAGCCACTACCGCGCCTGGCGCGAGCGCGGGCTTCTCACCGTAACCGATGGCGCCGTGCTCGATTTCGCCGCCATCGAGGAAGACGCCAAGGCCTTCTGCGAGATCTTCAACGTGGTGGAGCTGGACTACGACCCCAAGGAAGCCACGTACTTCGTCCAGCATGTGCAGGAACAGCAGTGGGCCACCTTCGAGTGCGTGGAGGTGAACCAGCACGCCGCGCACATCAGCGCGCCCATGAAGGAGCTGGAGGGCCTTGTGGCCGAGGTCAAGCTCCTGCACGAGGACAACCCCGTCATGAACTGGATGATCGGCAACGTGGTGCTCAAGCGCACCAAGCTTGGCCCGGTCAAATACTACTACCCCACCAAAGACAGCCAGGCGGCCAAGATCGACGGCCCCGTGGCTCTCATCATGGCCCTCAAGCGGGCGCTGGTGAATGAATCAAACACCGTCACCCAGGGAATCGTCATCCTTGATTGGGATGCTGAGGAGGCAAGAGCATGAAATGGCCCTTCGCAAAACGTCAGGTCGAAGCCTCCATTGAGCGGGCCCCAATCCCAAATGTGGAGTCCATGCGCGAAAGCCTTGAGCCGCAGAATTCTTTTTCGGAGTGGGGCGGTCTTTCCGCAGACACCTGGTTCGACATCATCGGAGAAGGAGCAAGCGCATCCGGGCAACTCGTCAATGCGGATACGACCATGCGCATAAGCGCTGTGTTTGCGTGTGTTAGCCTCATTTCCGGGGCTATGTCCAGTTCTCCGCTCAAAACCTACAAGGGCACAGACAGCGGCCGCCAACTGGCCGAAGACCACAACCTTGCGCATATTTTGCGCCTGCAGCCCAACCGGTTCATGACCGCCAGCACCTTTTGGATGATGCTTGGCGCGCACAAGCTTTTGCTGGGCAATGCCTACGCCAACATCATTCGCAACCGCATGGGCAAGCCCATCGCCTTGTATCCCTGCCAGCCGCAAAACGTCTCAGTGTACTTCGCGTGGGAAATGGGCCTCGACGCCAAGCTTGGCGTGGAGCGCAACCGCCTTTTCTACGGCGTCACCTTCCCGGATGGAACGTACCGCCTCTACGATCAGGATGACATGCTCCACATTCCGAACGTGCCTTCCGGCGACGGAAAAAAAGGCATGTCCACTGTGCGCGCCATGGCCAATACCGCAGGCCTGGCCATGTCCTCGGAGGAGTCCGCCAGCAAGTTTTTCTCCCAGGGAATGCAGTTCGACAAGGTCATAACATCTTCAAAAGCTCTTAGTGACACGGCAAAGCAAAATCTCCGCGAATCCTATTCGCTCAAGCATGCTGGTAGCCGTAACGCCCATATCCCGCCCATTCTGACAGAAGGACTGGATATAAAAGCAATTTCCATGAGCGCCGCAGACGCGCAGCTTCTCGACTCGCGCAAGTTCAGCGTGCCGGAAATCTGCCGTTTCTTCGGCGTTCCGCCGGTCATGATCGGCGAAACGGAGAAGACCAGTTCCTGGGGCTCCGGCGTGGAGCAAATGGCCCGCTGGTTCGCTCAGTTCACCATGAACAAGCACTTCATGGCCATTGAGCAGGAACTTTCCGTGAAGCTGTTCCGTGGCGACGGCTGCTTTGCGGAGTTCGATGAATCGGAGCTTCTGCGCGGCGACACCAAAACCCGCGCCGACTACTTCAAGTCCGCTCTCGGCTCGCTGCAGCAACCCGCCTGGATGACCATCAACGAAGTGCGCGCTGCCGAAGGTCTGCCCAAGTTGGACGATGGAGACACCCTGCAAAAGCCCGTGCTCAAAGTAGATAGCACCGGGAAAGGAGGCAGCAATGCCGAACCAACTGATGCGCCTGCTGCGTGACAACGCCCAGGCCCGGGCGCGCCTTCCGCTGAAGGCAGAAGTCTCCGGCGATGAGGCCACGCTCTATCTCTACGACGTCATCGTTTCGGATGACTACTGGGGCGGCATAGGTGCGGAAAGCTTCGTGAAGGAGCTTCTGTCCATCACGGCTCCGGTCATCCACATCCGCATCAACTCGCCGGGCGGCGAGGTCTTTGCCGCGCGCGCCATAGAGGCCGCCATCCGCGAGCACAAGTCAAAGTGCATCGCCCATGTCGACGGCTGCGCCGCAAGCGCCGCTTCGTTCGTGGCCATCGCCTGTGACGAAGTCGAAATCTCTGCTGGCGCGTTATTCATGATCCACCGCGCTTGGTGTTTGGAAGCCGGAAACTGCGAGGATTTCACCAAAACGGCGGCATGGCTTGAAAAGGTCGACGGCACGCTTGCCGCTACCTACGCAAGCGAAACCGGCCTGGAGCTTCCCGAAATCATCCGCATGATGAGCGACGAAACCTGGATGACCGCGCAGGAATCGGTTGATCTGGGCTTTGCCGACCGCATTGCCGAGCCTGCGGCCAAAGCGCAGGCGGGTTGGAATCTTTCCGCCTATTCCAGGGCGCCCAAGCCGCACGCTCAGGCTCAAGATGATGTCCCGGCACCCGTAACGGACAATCCCGAAACGGAGCAGGCCGACAATGCCGAAAGCGCCGCTTCTGAAACCGTCTCCAACCGGGATCGGTACGAACGCCTTTCCCGTTTGCATGGCAGCCCGCAGCCGGATTCCCGCGCTGCTTAACCCAAAAGCTCAAGGAGGAACCTCATGAGCGTTCAGGAATTGCGCGAAAAGCGCACGGCCAAGGCGCGGGAATACCGCAACATCCTCGACAAGAACCCCGGCGTTCTCACCACGGAGGAAACCACCAAGCTGGATGCCCTCGCCAAGGACATCGACGATCTGGAAGCCACCATCGCCCGCCATGAACAGGCCATGGAACTGGAGTCCGAGCGGCAGGTGCAAGACGCCGCAACGCAGCTGGCCAAAGACAAGCCGGGCAACACCCTGGCAAAGGTCTTCGACAAGTGGGTGCGCGGCGGCGACAACGCCCTTTCTGCCGAAGACTGGAACACCGTGCGGGCCACCATGAGCACCGGCACCGGCTCCGAGGGCGGCTACACCGTGCCCACCGAAACCGCCAAGACCCTCATCGATGCTTTGAAGAAGTTCGGCGGCATGCGTCAGGCCGCCACGGTCATTTCCACCTCCGCCGGCCACGAAATGCAGTGGCCCACCAGCGACGGCACCAGCGAGGAAGGCGAGATCGTGGGCGAAAACGAGGAAGCCACCGCTGCCGACCCGACCTTTGGCACCAAGTCTTTGGTGGTCTACAAGTTCAGCTCCAAGGTCGTGGCCATCCCCATCGAGCTGCTGCAGGATTCCAGCATTGATCTGGAGTCGTTCATCCGCTTGCGCCTTGCCCAGCGCCTGGGCCGCATCACCAACAAGAAGTTCACCATCGGCACCGGCAGCGGCGAGCCCACCGGCATCGTCACCGCCGTTGGCGTCGGCAAGACCGGCGCGTCCGGCCTCGATGACAGCGTGGATTACGACTCCCTCGTGGATCTCATCCACAGCGTCGACCCGGCCTACCGCGAAATGGGCAATTGCCGCTTCATGTTCCACGATCTCACCCTGCGCGACATTAAGAAGCTCAAGGATGAGCAGGGACGCCCTCTGTACCTGCCCAGCATCGACGTGAAGGATCCGGCGACCATCAACGGCTACGGCTACACCATCAATCAGCAGATTGCGCAGATGGCCGCCAACGCCAAGAGCATCCTCTTCGGCGATTTCAGCCACTACATCATCCGCGACGCCATGCAAATCCTCTACTACCGCTTCACCGACAGCGCCTATGCCAAGAAGGGACAAGTCGGTTTCCTGTGCTTCCTGCGCTCCGGCGGCAACTTCATGGACGTCGGCGGCGCCGTGAAGGCCTTCAAGAACGCGGCCAGCTAGGCAGAACGCACAGCTATTCATGCGGCGGGGGCCAACGCCCCCGCCTTTTGAAAGGAGTTCCCATGCGCATTGAAGTTGTCGAGACGTTCAAATTCAGCCCGGACGGGCGCGAAGTGGTGACCTACGAACCGGGAGAACATGAGGTGAGCGAGTTGTGCGCCGTGTACGCTGGCCGCAAAGGGTTTGCCACCTACGAAGGCGCTCCGAACCTGTTCGAGGTCGACTGCGGCCCTTTGGATCAATCCTCGGAATCGGCCCCGGCCAAGGGCAAGAAAAGCAAGAAGAAGTCCTCGTAGTCTGCGGCGATGCCCCATGCCTGTTACAGGATCTTGCCTCGCTGGCAGGCACTCAGGCGGACTACATGGCCGTCAACCGGGCAGGGTTCAAGGTTTCGCACAACATTCGCTGGTGGGCCACCTATCATCCAGAGGCGTTTTATCATGAATCCTGGGACAAGCGGCGAAAGCAAATGGGCGGAAACACAAATTTCACGGTGGTCACGCACCATCGGCACGTCGGCATTGAGCGCGCCGGAAATCCCTGCATCCAATTCCCCGGACCTTCGCGCACAGGGTCATCTGGCCTTCTCGCCGTGCTGTTCGGCATCCGCCAAGGCTATTTGCAAATCATCCTTGCGGGCGTCCCGCTCGATCATCCTGATTACCGGACCTTCCAGGACGGCTGGAATGTCCAAAAAGCAGCCCTGCGCGGCCGCGTCTCCTCTCTTTCCGGCTGGACCAAAACCTTTCTGGAGGGCCTGAATCATGGCGCTTAAGTGCATCACCCCGCCAAGCTCTCTGCCCGTCACCGTGGCCGAGGCCAAAGAGCATATGGTCGTTTCCACCAGCGCGGACGACTCCCTCATCGCCGCATTCATCGCCGCGGCGACGGACGCCGCCCAGGGCATTACCGGCCGGCAGCTTGTGGAGGCGGAGTACGAGCTCGTGCTTGACCAGTTTCCCACGCGCTTCCCCGGCTGGCTCTGCGGCGAGTGGCTGGAGCACAACAGCATCGAACTGCCGCTCCCGCCGCTCCTGTCCGTCGAAGCGCAGCCCGCCGTCAGCAGCATCAAATACATCGACGCCGAAGGCGTGGAGCAGACCATGCCCACGGCGGACTACACCGTGGATGCGGACAGCCTGCTTGGCCGCGTATATCCGGCCTATGGCAAGTCCTGGCCAGCCACGCGCGCTGTGCCCAATGCCGTGCGCATCCGCTATATCTGCGGCTGGCCCATGGGCGAAGCCACAAGCCCGCCCGTGTGGACCGGGCCGGAGGCCATAAAGACGTGGATCAAGGTGCGCGTGGCCACGCACTACACCATGCGCGAGGCCCTGGTACAGGGCCAGGCCGTGGCCGAGCTGCCGCACTCGTTCATCGACGGCCTGCTGGACCCCTGGCGCATTTACAAGGTGGTGTAGCCATGGCCATCCAAGCGGGCAAGCTCCGCCACAGCATCACCATTCAAAAGCGCGGCACCGGTCGCGACGCCGCCGGGGGCGAACTGCCCACCACGTGGGAAACCTTCGCCACCGTGCGCGCCAGCGTGGAGCCCTTGCAGGGCCGGGAATATATGGCCGCCAGCGGCGAACAGGCCGTGGCCACCACGCGCTTCCGCATCCGGTACATTCCCGGCGTCACCGCCAGCATGCGCGTGCTGTTCGAGGGCCGCGTGTTTGAAATGGTTTCCCCGCCCATCGATCCGAACATGCTGCACCGCGAGCTGCTGCTCATGACCGAGGAGACGGAAGCCACCGAGGAAACCGGGGAGGAGGAATAGCCATGGCGAAGCGCGACGCCTGCGGGGGGGGCCTTCCGCCCGATATGGACAAGGACACCCTGCGCAGCATGAAAGAAATTTGCGCTCACACAGGGTATGCCGACAATACTATCGTCACGCTGGTTAAAGAGCAGGGTTTCCCGGCGGCCATTATCGCCGGAAAGTGGGAGTCCAGCCGCGCCCTCATTGCAGAGTGGCGGCTTGAACAAATACGGCTCAGCGTATCCCGCGCCAAGGCCGAAATACAGGAGGCATGAGACATGATGAAAAAGGAAAGGGCGGCCAAAGCCGCCCCGAAGGCCTTGTACGTCCCCCTGCGCAGCAACCCTGCACAGCTTCACAAGGATCTTGAAGAGGCGAAACTGAAAGCCAACTAGGCAACAGTCGCGTGTCCAATCTTCAGGCCCTGCTTCGGCGGGGCTTTTCTTTTGCCTCTTGCCTTATACTTCGCGTTGCTGGTAACGGAGGCGGAAAAATATGGAGGTGCGGCATGGGTTTTTTAAAACGATTATTTTCCGGTCAAGACGAAAAAGAAAATGCTCAACCTACTCAAAAAGAAAGCAATATCGTTAACCCTGTGCAACAATCAGGAAAATCGCCAGCTCTTATTGTTAATCGGCTGAATGAGATTTCTTGGAATGACTGGAACAACCCACCGCCGAATGTGCTCATCAAGGAAAATGTCAAAATCGCTGGCGTGACGCACAATAACCCAGACGGTGTGAGTCGGCAGGAAATTCTTGCTCGCATGATGCGGTGGGAAGTCGTTGATCTTGTGCGCGAGCCAGGTAACCCACATGACCCTAACGCTGTCGCAATTTTTGGAGGTATGGGACAGATCGGCTATGTGCCGATGGTAGCCATCCCCGGATTACACAAGATTCTTGATGCTGGGATAAAAACTCAGTGCAAACTCACGAATCTTTATGGAGGCAAAGAGGGCAAGTCGTGGGGAGGAACAATAGATATTCATATTGTCGCACCGCTTGGAGCTACCACCGAAGCTCGTGTAGTCGGCATAACAGGGAAAAATGAAGAAGGTGTCTCACGCGCAGATATTGCGGATTGGCTGGAAGTGGGCAACGTCGTTGCGCTGGAGGTGGAAGAAGACGACGAAGGTGAATCAATCATCAAAGTTTTGCACGAGAATGAAGAATTTGGCAGGCTTGGCAAGAAAGACGCGGGGAGAGTGTTGCAGTTTGTTGCCGAAGGAAAGATGTTTGGGGCTACGATAAGTGCTGTTGATGGTGAGGATGGAAACAAGAAAATTACTATTGCAATTGTGCAGTGTTAGACAAAAAGGCCATTTTTCTTTTTAGAAAAGTGGCCTTTTTGTTGACAGCGCGTAAGCGTGGGCTTATCTTCGCTACATGGAAGACAAGCTCGTGACAATGACCATCAAGGTGTCAAAAGAGGACCACAAGCGTTTTAAACTCTATGCGGTTGAAAAGGGGGTGACGTTCAAGGAGCTTTTCATAAATCACATGAACCAGCTCATTAACGAGGAAAAGGCGAGGAAGAAGTAAACGAAGCGGCCCCGCCCGGTGCTCGAACACCGAACGAGGCCTGACCACAAACACCCTTTCCGGGAGGATGCTATGGCTCGAACAACAGTAGTTCAAGACAGCCCCGCAGGCAATGCCTGCCCGGTGCCCTTCACATTTCAGGATCACCAAATCAGAACCGTCATGGTCGATGAACAGCCTTGGTTCGTCGCCAAGGATGTATCCAAGGCTCTTGGCATCGGATGGACCGGGGCCACTCTCAAGCCTATTCCCGACGAATGGAAAGGGATGTTGAGTCTCAACACCCCTCGCGGGAAGCAACGCATGGCAACGATCGCCGAGCCTGCCGTCTACAAGCTGGCCTTCCGGTCGAACAAGCCCGAGGCCGATGCCTTCACCAACTGGGTCGCCTCGGAGGTGTTGCCCGCCATCCGCAAAACAGGGCAATATGCTGCCAAGCCCGCTGCCCAGGGCCAGCTGACACCGGAGCAATGCCGCCACCTGCACGATGTGATGGACGCCAAGGTGTGCACCCGGCCCAAGGATAGCCGTCGCGCGGCCTATGCCGAGGCCTGGACCCGCTTCAACCGCCACTTTCGCATAGCCAAATACGACCAGCTACCCCAGGCCAAGTATGTGGAGGCTTTGAGCTACATCATCGTCATGGACCTCAAGGCCGCGCAAAAGGCATTGCCCGCAGGCAACCTCGTTTCTCTTGTGGATAAAGACGCGGTGCAGCGGCTGGTATCTCAGGCGCGGGCCCACGGGGGCGACATGCACAACGATGTCACCGAACTGTGGAACATGATTTGGCGAGACGTGGAAACCTGGAAATACCCGGAACGGCCAATGGCATTGTGCCAATTGCGCTACACCGCAGATGAGGCGTTTCGAGTGCTTGGCGCCAACATCGAATGCATCCGCTGCCTGGTGCGCACTATCGATGTGACCTACCGCGAAATGCGCAAAATGGCCGCGCTCTAACCGTCAACAAATATCACTACAAGGCCGCTCGGAGAAATCCGGGCGGCTTTTTTATTTTCTGTCAAGACTTTTGTTGCGTACAAATCTCGGCATTCCTTCCCCTCCTATCCCCCATATGTCGGCATCATTCGGCAAAACAAATTTCTTCCCAAAAGTCAGGGTTAGCTTCGGCCCATGGCACTCTTGGAAAGTAAGCTCTTTTCCCTGCTCTCGGCAGATACGGCGGTCAAGGCAATCGTGGCCGACCGCATCTTTCCCACCGTGCTCAAGCAAAACTGCCGCCTTCCCGCCATCAGCTACCAGCGCATTTCCGGCAACTTCGATGCAGACCTTGAGGGCAATTCCGGCACGGAAAACCCCCGCATCCAGGTGGATTGCTGGGCGCTGGGCTACGTGCAGGCCAAAGACCTTGCCAAGGCAGTGCGAAACGCCATGAACGCGGCCACGGACGCCGTCGCCGGGTTCACGGCCCTGTGTTTAACGGACGCGGACAATCACGACGACGCGGCAAACTACTAC